GTGTCGTACGCAATAGAGGCTGTACCTTATGGTATTCCCTTTTGGGGATTTCTATTGCAATCCGGTTTTCCATTACCGGAAAGGTTTCCAAATTACTTGTTCGTAATTTTTGGAGAAGGTGACTTCTTGCTTGAGGTTTTCAGTTTCTTAATCTTTAGATTAATGATGAAAATCTCTCTCTGAAGTCTGTAGTACTTAGCTAAACGATTGTCCAGTTTAGATAGACATGAAACTGCGGTTTTCACCACAGGCATCATATCATCTTCACTGTTCACTTTCTTAGCAAAACGGGTATTTATTAATTGCATTGGTTTGTTAAGTTTTAAGGATAGCACCCAATTGAAGAATTGGCCGCTCATCGTCCGACTGTAGCTACTGTCATAGACATTAGCTGCAACGGCAGGTGAGTTACCAAGCTCAAAATGGAATGCTGCTTCAAAACTTCCATCGCTTTTAGGAAATTTTTCACGGAGCCAGCACTTGAAAACAAGTACTGGGTTCTCCATTGCAAATTGCAATTGGACATCCATGAATTCTTTCGTATTAAGCAATGAATCCACTGCAATAAAATAAATTCCTCGTATTACACCCTTGATCCATTTATATACTAGCAAAGGAATAAGGAGATTAAAAATGGTTGCCGTTGTCAACGCGGCCATGTATTCAGGGGCAGGTAGTTTCACTGCGTTCTCAAATTTCTTAGAACTCCATATCCATGGAGACTGAGAATATTTAAGAACCGCAAGAGATGAATGCCCTAGATCAAGTAAAGATCTTAAGGTCAAGTGCGATCTTCTAGATAGTTTATGATAATAATAATCACAAACATCTTCAAATCTCACACCCACGGTAGTAAGGAATTCTTTAAAGAGAAGTTGGAAAGGTCTAGGACCTACCTCATTCCCATTAAAGTGACTCCAGAACCCACTCTGGGGACCAAGAATACTAAATAACCACTTATAGGAACCCACACCAGTTTTCTGGTGGTGTTTCAATAAGTCGGTTAATGTTGACAATTCTAAGTTCAAAATAGTCCAATAACCCTTATTAATGCAATCATTAAGAAGAGCTGGTATAAAGATAGGATCTCTAGAACTTCTAAGCATAACTTTTGCCGAAATGGGACTAAGATTAGTTCCATCCGACATAAAGATATTCTTAGCGAATTCAAGGAGTCTACCTCTAAAACCTTTGATTGGATTTATTTCAACACCTAGGAGTTTCATCAACAGTTCATATTCTGTGGACAAAGATGATGAGGCCATGGCCACATCATCACCAAGAATGGCATACTGACCGGAACCTGGTTGATAATTTATTTGTGCTTTGGCAAACGCCACATGCATGATTACATGGTTGGTTAACGCAAGCATCGCGAAAGATGAATAGGCACCCATCGGCTGTCCTACGGCATATACATAATCCTCATCCATATAATTATATGGTCGGAGAAGAACATTTCTTCATTCTCGTCCAGGTAGACCTAGAAGCTCTAAGATTGACTCCTGTTGGAAAACAGGAAGTCGATCAGTAGCAGCTGATAGATCAACCGAGGACAGGAAGGAAGGAATTTTTCCATCCGGAGGATTAAGCATAAGCTTAATCGGTGCAAGTTGTGCCTTTGTACCATCCTCGGGAAGATTCCCAAGAGTGGTGTAAATAGCATCATGCAACGGTTTAAATAGACATTGTGTCCAGTAGTCTGTTATACCTACGACTCGGGCTTTACCTCTCATTTCTTTTATGATAGTTAACCTTCCAAGATGAAGCTCAGCTCCATCTTCAAGGAATAACATTCGTAATTGATTTAAAAGATAAGGAACGATCATAGAAATGGTAAATAATATAAATATTATTAACCATGTATAATAAGACATCCGAATGCAATATCTAACGTAAGATAACCAAACGGAGGGTCTATCCATCATTGCAATGAGATCCAAACCAGCGGACAAGAAAGCATATCGAGCATTAACTCCTGATTTGTTCGACCATAAGAATCTCGGTTTTTTAACCGTATTCCTTAAGTTCGAAAACCCGATCCGACGTAATGCATCCCGCACATCGTTATCATTTAAGCTACCACTACCAGTCCAAGGATCGGTAATGGTTCCTAATTTAATAACATGTTCGGGGGACATTGCACGGAATAGGGCACAAATAGAAATTAATATTCGGCATACTCGGAGAACATTATTATCGACGTCCTTTCCCTCTAATTTAGAGGTGATAAGATAGCCGAAATACTGTCTTCCAACTTGACCAAAGAGTTTTGGAACCCCATTTGCATAACGCGATACCCAAGTTTTATCATCCTTAATCGGCATACCAGATAATAGATCGAAGATGATTCGGAGGCATTCTGCCAAGTAAGTTATTGTGAATTTTACACCGGACTTAGTCCAGATAATTTCCACACGACTTCCTAGGAGCAGAAGCACACCAGTCTCTTTTGAACTACATCCAAATAATTTAGAACAAAAGGTAATAACATTTTTGAGTTCCTTTTTATCCATTTCCTTCAATGATGGAGGAATTGGAGGTGTTTTAAGAGTTTTCAATCTAAACGATGGATCTATACCCCATATTGAGGTTAGAACCACCATTAGAGTTGGAACTCCCAAGAATACCAGGATCAAAAAGCTAATACCTTCCATTAATTGATTAAAGAGTATAATGTTTGTTACTTTGTAATAAATGTTTATTCTTTATCAGTTCATAGGTCTATACTTATTTTAGATGTATCTGGGGTGTAAACCCGAACACAAATAGAAGTTCAGCTAAGGACTCCCTAAGTTAGTGTACCTATGGTGGATAATTACTCCACTATAGTACTCGCCACTTGGTCACTAATAAGAACCAAGATCTCCCCAAACCATGATACACCTTTTTTAAAAGGCTTAACATAGGAAAGGAGGCGTTGCACTCCTGTACGGATAAGTTATCATCTTTGGCCCCACAAAGGTCAAACTGATATATATTCAAGCAGTGTGTAGTAAACTACTAGGTTAGAATAAATCTAATCCAGGTGATAGATAGACTATCCCATAAATGGGAACGGATTCGAACCGTTCTAAGACAGACTAACCTTTCATCCACAACTCTTACTTGATTACATCAATAAGTCTTTATTGGACCGCGGGAACTTAGGTTGCCGGTCAAGCCGGC